TGCCTGCACTTTTACGAGGGTGTGTGGCTGCTATGTGGATGCGGACAAGAACAAGATAACTTCCTTTGGAGAAACATTTTTAAATCTGGAAGATGAAGAATTTTACAAATACTTGGAGATCACAAAAAAAGTATTGTCAGGTACAATCGGAAACAATATTTTGGAACTGGAATTTCCAGCTGCGGAGGAGGCTGCCGGCGGCAGACAGCAGTTTTTGATGGGTCTGCGCGAGAGTGCCTTAAAAAATGATGATCTGATGGAAGCATTTTATGATCTTGTCATTGACAGCTACGACTACGTCGGAAACTATCTGATCCTTGTATTTCACGATGCCTACGACGTTATGACAAAGACTTCTGACAACAACAAATTAGACGAGTCCGAGGAAGTTTACGAATATCTGCTCTGCGCGATCTGCCCGGTCAACCTGACCAAACCGGGACTTGGCTACCGTGAGGATGAAAACCGCATTGGACCGCGTATCCGTGACTGGGTTGTTGGCGCTCCTGACACCGGATTTGTATTTCCTGCTTTTACCGACCGGAGCACGGATATCCACTCTGTCATGTTTTACACCAGAGACACCAAGACACCGCACTCTGAATTTATGGAATCCGGTCTTGGCTGTGGTTCTAAATTTACGGCTACCGAGCAGAAACTTACCTTCCAGAGCATTGTAAAAGAAGTCATCGGAGAATATGATGATGAAAGTGATGCTATTTTCATGGATATCCAGGACAATTTAAACAACTTGATCCCAGTCGCTTTAGAAGAGGAGCCGGAACCGAAACCGGTCCCTGTCACAAAGAGTACGATCTCTTCCGTACTTGCTGAGAGCGGCGTGACCGAGGAACAGGCAGCCGTGATCGAACAGACCTATGAAAATATATTTGGTGAGGATGTACCGACTGTAGAGAACTTAGTTGATTCGAAGCTGGTGGAGGCAAATGCCAAACGCAAAGAAAAATTAGAACTGGTACAGCAGGTTGAAAATTTGAAACAGCAGTTAGAGAAAACACGCACTCTTCCAGTAGAAGAATCTGACGGAGACGACATCCCGGCAGTCAAAACCTACGATGTCATTCTGCGTGTCAAACCGGAAAAAGTCAGTCAGATCCATTCTCAGATTGTTGATGGGCAGAAATGCCTTGTTATTCCGATGGACAAGGACGAGCATGCAGCCGTAAATGGCATTAATACTACAATTTAACACAAAAAAACAGAAAGTCCCCTTTTTTTAGTAGCGGTGATTTTCTGTTTTTTTTATCTGAATGTATCGTAAAACTAGGTTCAGCTATGGGGAGTGTCAAGACAGTGGAATATCATATCGTTTGATAGCGTCATTCAGCCATAAATTATATAATCTATCCCCATTTTCTAAATCTTCGCGCAAAGTACGCATTTCATTCCATTCTTTAAAAAATTCTATAAGAGTTTTATCAGCTGAAATGAAATTTAGGATAGCAGAGTCTCTATCCAAGGTTATATCCAGGTGGTTATTATCATTTAGCAATACAATCGACTTTATTAGATCTGCATAAGTTTTGGTTTGTGCTGAATTTGGAATATCACTTAGACCAGAGAGCCAGTCAATAGAGACATGATATTTATTTGAAATATCTATTAATATATCCAGGGATGGGGTACGGATTCCTTTTTCATAAGCCGATAATGCAGCCTGTGATGTGCCTATGGAAGCTCCGAACGCAGCCTGGCTTAAACCAGAAATAGTTCTTAATTTATTTATGCGTGATGCAAGCACATTATTAGACATTTTTTTATTACGCAATGTAAGCATAGTCCTTTCTTAATTGGTGTCTCTATTATACAACATATATAATAAAATAACAACAATATTATATAATTATATTTACACAAAAGGTATATAATGGTATAATATACTAAAATATACATATAGAAAAGAGATGAGGATATGTCATATTGTCAGGAATTTAACTGTCAACATGAAAAAAATGGAATTTGTTCATATTCTGAAGAAGCTTGTGTAAAAGAGCACTGCATTACCTTTTATGCAAAATGCGATGCTTGCAACTGTGGTAAAGAGTGTTTATTTAAGGAAGAGTATTTGAAAAGCCGTAAGAACTATATTTCTATTATGAATTACAGAAATAAAAATAAGCAAAAGAAAAATCTTGAACGTGTATATGCGGTGCGCAAAGGACGTGTGCCAGGAATTTATAAGACATGGCTTGAATGCTTTGCACAGATTGATGGGTATGCTGGTGCAGAATATCAGCAGTTTGTAAAACCGGAAGAGGCATCCGCGTATATGACGCAAAAAGAACAAAGAAAGAATATAACAGCGTATGCGTATGTAGACGGATCCTACAATAAATATACAAAAACCTATGGCTATGGCGGAATCATAAATGATGGCACAAAAGAACATGAGATCATGGGAAGTGGTGCAAATCCTGAAATGGCAAGTATGCGGAATGTAGCAGGCGAAATAGAAGGTGCTATGGCTGCAATCAGCTATGCAGAGCAAAACGGTATTCAGGAATTAACAATTTACTATGATTATATAGGAATTGAAAACTGGCCAACAGGGAAATGGAATGCAAACCAAAAGGGCACACAGTTATATAGAGATTATGTAAGAAATGCCAAAATAAAAATTTATTTCAAAAAGGTAAAAGGACATTCAGGTGTCCGTGGCAATGAGAAAGCTGATATGTTGGCAAAAAGAGCTGTTGGAGTTGTATAAAAGGAGAAAATATGTACACAGAAAGTAAAGAAAAACGAAGATGTCTTAACGAAATGACAGACAGGCATACATATGTGTCGAAACATCAAAACTCTGATGCGTTGAGAAAATTCAAAGAGAAACCATATCAGTTAAAAAATAAGGAGAAAAATAAAGATGATTGAATGCATGAAAAAAATAGCACGAAAACAAAATATGGTGGGTGATGAAAAAGTAACAGTTTGCATGTCCTCGAATGAGAGAGATATGTGCAAAAAAAGAGATACAGAGTTAATGAAAGAAAAGGAGAAAAAATAAAGACGTGAAGTTTATATAGACTTGAGGATAAGAACGGTAAACGGATCTTCGAGAATGATATTCTTAAGGATAATGTTATTTATGGTGTTGTCAAATGGGATGATGCAAATGCAAGATACATTATTGATGACAGAGAAGATGGATATCAAGATTATTCTGAATGGTTGCATGAATGTGAAATTATCGGCAACATATTTGATGATCCGGAACTATTGGAGGCATAGTCAGGATTAAAGGCAGAAAAGTATGCGATCCGTTGACCGGAGTATGGAGCACTGGATATTGGATCAAGGATGACTAGAGCAATTATTATCCTGTGTAGGTGGAAAGGAGCTGCAATGGTGAATGAAAAAATAAATAGCTGGACATTTGAAGAAACCGTTAAAACAGCTGAAAATCTTATGAAGAATGAGAAAAATATATTTAAGTGGGATGTATTACGGCATCTGAAAGATTTTGCGGAAACATATCAGAAAGAAATACAGCAATACCGCACGATCGGAACAGTGGAAGAATGCCGGGCGGCGGTGGAAAAGCAGACAGCGATTTCCAGAGAACTCATTGAGGGGAAATATTTCTGCCCGAAGTGTCATAACCTAATGCCTTATCCAGGATATTGTGGGTGCGGTCAGAAAGTGTATTGATGAAAGAAAGGAAGAAAAAAAATGAGCGAAGAACTTAAACCATGCCCGTTCTGTGGCGGGAAAGCTGTAATCGAAGTTATTGAGCTACATAGGCATATCATTTGCAAGATGCCAGTATATAAAGGTGGAGCATTTATTGAATGCACAGAGTGTGGATGCGCTATCAGTGGAGAAACGGAAACAGAAGCGACTGAAAAGTGGAACAGGAGATTGAATGATCCGGAGAAAGTTGTGAAGCAGTTAGAAGAATATCGATCAGAAATGGAACAGTTCGGGTGCGATGGAATACTGACTGATATGATCGAGATCGTGAAAGGTGGTGGAGTAGATGCGAAAACCGATTCCTAAATCTGTTAGAAAACAAGTATATGCAAAATACAACGGTCATTGCGCTTACTGTGGGTGTGAATTAGAGTACAAGGATATGCAAGTAGACCATGTTATTCCTTTAAACGGTTGGAGCGAACAGGGAACGGACACGGTGGATAATATGCTTCCTGCCTGCCGGAGTTGCAATCATTATAAAAGCCGTTCTACTCTTGAGGGATTCCGAAAGATGGTTGAAGCAATGCCAGATACCTTGATGCGGGATAGCGTAACTTATAAAAATGCGGTTCGCTTTGGTTTAGTAATTCCCAATAAGCAACCAATTACATTTTATTTTGAGAAAGTAGGTGGAGTAGATAGCAATTAAGCCTATATTATTTAACACGGAAATGGTTCGGGCGATTCTGGACGGACGGAAAAGTTGTACCAGACGGATTAATAAAGATGCCAATGATTATGTTGTGCCGGATATGGATTTTTTCGATCCTGAAAAACGTACCTACGCAGTACATAACTATGCAGACAAAGAGCACAAAATCAAGTTGAGCATAGCAGAACGTAGCTGTCCGATATGTCCAGGCGATATCCTTTACGTAAGAGAAAGCGTATTCCAAGGGGTTGCCCATTGTCTTGATGTTAGTGGAGAAACTGAATGTGTCTTAACGAATGATTTTGAATATTATGCTGACGGATTGCATAAAAAAGACCACTGGAAAGATAAGCATGAAAACATATGGATGCACCGAAGACCATCCATCCACATGCCGAAAGAAGCCGCACGTATCTGGCTTAAGGTTACGGATGTGAGGGTGGAGCGGTTGCAAGAGATCACGGAAGTGCAAGCACAAGCTGAAGGATGCAATAGCGGATTGCTTACCGGGGCGTGTACCGCAAGAGGACAATTTGAAGACTTGTGGAACTCCACCGTCAAGAAATCCGACATTGACCGCTACGGCTGGGATGCGAATCCGTGGGTGTGGGTAATTGAATTTGAGCGGTGCGAGAAGCAGGAGGAAATATGAAATGGGAATGACAAGAAATCAACTTGCCTTAGTGCGATATGTGGCTGAAAACAATATACAAAAAGCAAAAGATGCAGCTCTTTGCTGTTGCACTGAGGATACAACTCAGAAAAATCATTATGCAGTCACAAAATATCAAAGTTTGTTACGATCTGGTGGAATGAATCTTATGGAGCTACCAGCAAATGTTTCCAGTTTTGCAACGATGGAAGATCTGACAAATACATACTTAGAAAGCAGATATTATCTGACCAATGAAGAAAAGGAATTATTCGAACTGATCAAGAACATGAATGATGTGAGTTTACAGCTTATGGAGAAACAGATCCCGTATCTGAATGCAACATTGCTCTATGGCGAGAGTGGAGTCGGAAAGACGGCTTTTTCCAGATATGTAGCATATAAACTTGGAATGCCGTATTTATATGTGAATTTTTCAAGAATGCTTGATAGTTATCTTGGTGGAACTGCAAAAAATCTCACGAATCTGTTTAATTTCATAAACCAGCATCAATGCGTTGTAATGTTGGATGAAATCGACAGCTTGGCAGTAAAGAGGGAATATGGTGGTGGCGGTGCAAGCGCAGAAATTTCCAGAAGCACTACATGTTTATTACAGCTATTAGATTCCGTTACGAATGACCACGTAATTATTGCCGCAACAAACCTTATGGATGATGTTGATACCGCAGTGAAGCGTAGATTTACAGAAAAGCATGAGTTACATAGGCTTTCAGCGGAAGACAATGAGCGGTTTATCAGACAGTACCTTGACGATGCAGGGTTTTCTTATGATTTGGATTCTGTTAGAAAGTATGCTGCAGAAAATCATTCACAAGCTGAAATTATGACGCATGTAACAAGAAGCATTGCAAGTACGCTTATTAACAAGTGGGAACTGGTAATGTTGTAAACTGAAATAGAGGTAGTATATGAAAGAATTTCCGATTATGACAAACAAAGGGAAGGAATATATTCCCTACGATATCATTAAACCGCATGAAGAACAGGCATTAAAAAACCATTGTGGACAGACATTAGACAGATTAGCAGCCAGAGGAGGTCTGTCTTGGGCGGAAGCCTATGCTGTTCTGACAGACAGTAAGTTCCCTCATAGAGATCAGTATATTTCGGAAGAATTTTACGAGAAAAAGGTAAAAGAGATAGTGCAGTGAAGAAAGGAAGAATTATATGGCTAAAGCAGTATTGGTTATGGATAATCCGGAAGATTGCACCATGTGTAAGTTTTGGAACTCAAAAGATGACGAGTGTTATGCAACTGGCGTTGAAGAGCTTTCATTAAATAGTGAAGAAGCAAAGCCGGATTGGTGCCCGCTCCGGGAACTGCCAGAGAAAATGAAAGTGTGCGGAAAATATCCACAGCCGGACAGGATTGCACCATCATATAAAGTTGGTTGGAATGCCTGCTTAGATGAAATTTTGAAATAAAAAAGGAGTGAGAGGTTTGCCATTAGATTGGATGATTTAAAAGCAATAAAACGATGAATTTGTTGTATAAAACGCAACATAAACAAATTCAAAATGCGCTATTGTAGATATGTGCATGGAATATCAGAAAGGAGCCGAACCTCCGGCCGGGGCAACGATATATCGGGTTCCTTTTGAAGAAAATGAGAACAGTATTGAAATATCCGGGAAGTAAATGGAACATTGCTCCCCGATTGGTGGAACTGATACCGGAACATCACAGCTATGTAGAGCCGTTCTTCGGCAGCGGGGCCGTGTTATTTAATAAGCCGGTATCTGATATCGAAACGATTAATGATCTGGATCATGACGTTGTGAATATCTTCCGGTGTATACAGGAGGATGCGGATCGTCTGGCCAGAATGGTAATGACTACACCGTTCAGTCGTGAAAAATATGAGGATACATATAAGCTGGATGCATGGGAGTTAATGATGCCGGATGAACCGTATCATAAAGCATTACGATTTTTAATCCAGTGTTGGCAGGGGCACGGGTTCCGTACCAATGGCAGCAAGGTAGGATGGAAAAATGATGTACAGGGCAGAGAAAGAGCTTATGCATTATGGAACTGGTACCGTCTGCCGGAATGGATCACTGACATAGCGGAACGGTTGCGCATGGTACAGATCGAGAACCGCCCGGCGGTGGAAGTGATTGAGAGATTTAATTACAGAAATGTTTTTATGTACATTGACCCACCGTATGTTTTGAGTACCAGAGCAGGAAAACAATATAAACATGAGATGACAGATGCGGATCACGAGGAATTATTGAAAGCGTTACTGCAGAGTAAAGCAAAGATTATGATTTCTGGTTATGAGTCAGAAATGTATAACGACTATCTGAACGGATGGGAGAAAAAACAGTTTTCAAGCTGTGCGGAGCACGGAAAGCCACGGATGGAAACGGTATGGATGAACTATGAGCCGGATCAACAGATGAAACTTAATTTTTCGGAGGTGCTGTCATGATACATGGAGAATTGATAGTTGACAATTTTGCCGGTGGGGGCGGCGCTTCCACTGGTATAGAAATGGCAACCGGATACAGTGTTGATATTGCAATCAATCATGATCCAGAAGCAATTAAGATGCATAAGGCTAATCATCCGAACACCAAGCATTACTGTGAAAACGTCTGGGCAGTTGATCCAGTAAAGGCATGCAATGGGCATCCGGTTGGACTTGCCTGGTTCTCACCGGACTGTAAGCATTTCAGTAAAGCAAAAGGTGGAAAGCCAAAGGATAAAAATATCAGAGGTCTTGCATGGGTAGCTTGCAGGTGGGCGGGACTTGTCCGACCGAGAGTCATCATGCTTGAAAATGTGGAAGAGTTCAAAACATGGGGACCATTGAACAGAGGGCACCATCCGATCAAGGCAAAGCAGGGAAAAACATTTGAAAAATTTGTACAGCAGCTTAATGATCTGGGGTACACTGTAGAATTTAAAGAACTGATTGCTGCCGATTATGGCGCACCGACCATGCGAAAGAGATTCTTCCTGATTGCAAGGTGTGATGGCAAGCCGATTGTCTGGCCGGAGCCGACACATGCACCCGCGGACAGTGAGAAAGTAAAAGCCGGATTACTGGAACCTTATGTTGGAGCGTATACACAGATCGATTTCAGCCGCCCTTGTCCAAGCATTTTTGATACGTCCGAAGAAATCAAAGAAAAATACGGCATCCGGGCGGTACGTCCACTTGCATCAAAGACGCTGGATAGGATTGCCAGGGGATTGAAAAAATTCGTTTTGGATAATCCAGAGCCTTTTATCATTCAGTGTAATCACGGTGGTGAGCGGAGACCGAACGACATTCGAGAGCCAATGCCTACCATAACCGGAAAGCACGGATATGGGATTGTGGAGCCATATATGGTACAGATCGGGCAGACAGGATTTGCAAAAGACCGAAGCAAGGATGTTAGAGAGCCGCTTACAACGATTGTGAGCAAAAATGAGCATTGTCTGATTGAACCAACGCTTGCACCATACATGGGAACGAATACGACAAATCATCCGGGCGGAAATTGCAAAGATCCGATACACACAATTACAACTGGCAATCAGCAATGTCTTATTAGTCCTACGTTGATTCAGTACCATTCAGAAACTTCAAAAGATGGAGTAAGAGGGCAGACTATAAAAGATCCGATCATGACAGTTGACAGCTCAAATAGATATGGGCTGGTCGCATCGTTTCTGCATAAGTACTATGACGGAGGATATAAAGGTGCTGGGGAAACAGTAGAAAATCCGCTTCCGACAGTGACCGCATGGGATCATAACAGCGTTGTTACTGCGAATCTGATTCAGATGAACAATCATTGTGACGGAAAAGATATCAGACAGCCATTACCAACGATCACGGCTGGTGACGGACACTTTGGAGAGGTCAGAGCGTTTCTGATTAAATACTATGGACAGGGAACAGGGCAGGATATCAAAGATCCGCTTGATACAGTCACAGCACAGGATCGCTTTGGACTTGTGACCATCAACGGCACTGATTACCAGATTGTGGATATTGGACTGCGGATGCTGGAGCCAAGGGAGTTATATGGATGTCAGGGATTTCCGGACGATTACATAATCGACCATGATTACACCGGCAAGACATATCCGAGAAGCGAACAGGTGCGAAGATGCGGCAATGCAGTATGTCCGCCAATACCTGCAGCACTGGTCAGAGCAAATTTGCCAGAATTGTGTGTTGCAGAGCGGATGCCAAATATGCAGATAGAAGCAGAGCAGACCGGACAGCTCCGGTTTGCGTAAACCTTAAATTTTGTGGAGGTGCTGCCATGATTAACGGTGAGTTAAAGAAGTTCAATTAGAATTTAGAGAGGTGATGATAAAATGGCTAAAAAACAAGATAAAAATTTTTTATTTAAAATATGTGAATTATTGGCTACTATTGGGATTCTTGGAAATACCCTTATCTTAATTATATTTCAAAATACATGGACTTATGAGGAACTTCCAATTTTGAAATTTGAACCAACTCCAAAAAGTAGTTATTTAACTATTATTCAGCACAATCCTATATTTGCAATAATATATATCCTATGTGGCTTAGTTTTATTGATGTGTGCAATATATAGACTTTCGAAAAGAATACAGGGAAAGGAAAAGGGTTAATGAAGGTTATAAGTGTAAGTACAATCGGAAATCTAATTTCAGCACACATGGAAGGCGATAATGAAAAATTTTTAATATTTGCTAATTTTATTGCAGACGCTTACGAAGAGGCAGGCGAAGTAAGATGTGCTAGAATTATTAGGAAGAGAATTGACGGCACGTATAAAAATGATTCGACTGTTACATTGGATTAACACGATAAATAAGGATTTAAAAGTAATGAATTTATATGTTGTAAGACATGGAGAGACCGATATGGGAAAGAACCATATAATTGCAAATGAAACCGAACCACTTAATGC